ATCAAGCTACTCTAAAACCAAATGGTGGTGCAGTTGGCGGCGCAGAACCTGATCCAAAGAGCAACGAAGCAACCGCAATTGCTGATGCTCCAAAGAAGCCAGGTGAAGGCGAGAACGTTGGTGCTAAGGCCGCTGCTGGTCAGTCTAAGGACACATCTGTCAAGCAGGCAAACCCTGCTCAGAAGGCAGAAACAATGTCTGAAGAAGAGGCTGAGGAAGCAGGCGATCTAGTTGCAGAAGGTTCACCTGCTGCAAAGCCAAACAAGGATGCTGACGTTATTGCCAAGTTCAAAGGCAAGGTAACCAAGGTTCCTGCTGGTACAGCAAAGGGCGTTAAGAAGCTCAAGGAAGAAGAATCAGTTGAAGAAATCAACGAGGAAGAAGAAATCGAGATTTCTGAAGAACTAGAAGCATTCATCGATCAGTGCCTTGCAGAAGGTATGGACGAAGACCAGATCGCAGAAGCAATCGAAGAGAACTTCGAATTTGTAACAGAAGAAGAAGAAACTGTTGCTGAAGAGTCTGCTGAAGAAGGTCTTGCAGAGTCATATGAGTACAAGGTAGATATGTCAGAACACGTTGAAGCGTTGTTTGCTGGCGAAGAACTATCAGAAGAATTCAAAGCAAAGGCAATTGCTATTTTCGAAGCAGCAGTAACCTCAAAGGTTAAGTCTGAAATTGCCGCTCTTGAAGAAGCATATGCTCAGACACTAGAAGAAGAAGTTGCTAACCTAAAGGAAGAACTATCTTCTAACGTAGACGATTATCTAAACTACGTAGTCGAGCAGTGGGTATCTGATAACGAAGTTGCTATCGAAGCAGGTCTTCGTACAGAACTAACAGAAGAGTTTATCTCTGGTCTACGCAATCTGTTCGCTGAGAACTACATTGACATTCCAGAAGACAAGGTTTCAGTTATTGAAGAACTTGGATCTAAGGTTTCAGAACTTGAATCTAAGTTGAATGAAGAAATTGAGCGTAATGTTGAATTGACTGCTATTCTTTCCGAAAGCAAGAAGTTTGAAGTTTTCCACACTGTAGTTGAAGGTCTAACTGCAACTCAGGTAGAAAAGTTGAAGACACTTGCTGAAGGTGTTGAGTTCACCTCTGAGGACGAATATGCTCAGAAGTTGACAACTCTACGCGAAAGTTATTTCCCATCTAACGTAACTGCACAGACAGAACTAGAGACTGTCGATGCAACAGCAGATGGTAAATCAATAATCTCTGAAGAACTACAAGGACCAATGGCGAACTATGTTCGTGTCCTTGGCAAGAAACTTCCAAACTAATAACTTTTTAACGTAAGAATCTCAAAGGAGAAATTAAATGTATCTTACAGAACAATTAGAAGCAAAGTGGTCACCAGTACTTGACCACGAAGGTGCAGGTAAGATTAAGGACTCATATCGTCGCGCTGTTACTGCCGTGGTTCTTGAGAACCAAGAAAAGGCAATGGCAGAAGAGTCACGTATGCTTAACGAATCTGCTCCAACCAACTCAACTTCTGGTCCAATCCAGAACTACGACCCAATCCTAATCTCATTGGTTCGCCGTTCTCTACCAAAGTTGATTGCTTATGACGTTGCTGGCGTTCAGCCTATGACTGGCCCAACCGGTCTTATCTTCGCTATGCGCTCTAAGTACGCTGATAATGCTAACAATGCCCTATGGACAGAAGCATTCTTCAACGAAGCAAACACTGCAATCTCTTCACGTAACGCTCTAGGCGCTAACGGTTCTTCAACCGGTCACACTGGTTCAAACCCAGTTGCTAACACAGACCCAGCATACACTGGTTACACTGTGTCTAACGGTATGACAACCGCTCAGGCTGAAGCACTTGGCGACTCAGCATCGAATGCTTTCGCTGAAATGGCATTCAGCATTGAGAAGGTAACTGTTACCGCTCGTTCACGCGCTCTAAAGGCTGAGTACACAATGGAACTTGCTCAGGATCTTAAGGCTGTTCACGGTCTTGATGCTGAGACTGAGTTGGCAAACATCTTGTCAACTGAGATCCTTGCTGAAATCAACCGCGAAGTAATCCGTACCATCTACAACTCTGCTGTAGTTGGCGCTGCTTACGGCACCACAACTGCTGGTACATTCGATCTTGACACTGACTCAAACGGCCGTTGGTCTGTTGAAAAGTTCAAGGGTCTTGTCTTCCAGATTGAGCGTGAATGCAATGCAATCGCTAAGGCAACTCGTCGTGGTAAGGGTAACATCCTTATCGTTTCTTCTGACGTTGCTTCTGCTCTTGCAATGGCTGGCGTTCTAGACTACACCCCTGCTCTTAACGTTAACCTAGAAGTTGACGATACTGGCAACACCTTCGCTGGTACAATGCACGGCCGTGTAAAGGTCTACATCGACCCTTACTTCGGTGGTTCATCTAACGGCGACGAACTTGTAACCGTTGGTTATAAGGGTTCTTCTCCTTATGACGCAGGTATCTTCTACTGCCCATACGTTCCTCTACAGATGGTACGTGCTATCGGTCAGGATACCTTCCAGCCTAAGATCGGATTCAAGACCCGCTACGGCATGGTCGCAAATCCATTCGCTCAGGGTACAACTGCTGGTCTTGGTGCTATCACTGCACGCACCAACAACTACTACCGTATCTTCCGCGTTCGCAACCTTATGTAATCATAAGAAAGAAGTTAAACTTCTCAAGAAGGGGAGCAGAAATGCTCCCCTTTCTTTTTGTATAAATAGGAAGAAAGGATAATCTAATGACAACCAATACTATTGCTAGAATACCAGAGAACTTGAGTTTTCTACAAACTACAAAGTATACGTTTATCATTCCTGACTTGCCATTTGCCAGATACTTCTGTCAGACTGTAAATTTGCCAGGTGCTACAACTTCTGAGGTTGTGGTCGATACTCCTTTCTCTACCACATACAGACACGGTGATAAACTAAACTATGACCAGTTACTAATGACTGCAATAGTTGATGAAGACTTGCGTGTATGGGAAGAATCATTCAAGTGGTTGGTATCTCTTACCACTCCACATAAGTTTCCTGAGTATGTGAGAAACAGACCAAACAAGACCCCATACTATGATGGTATTCTTACATTGAATACCAATGCCAACTTACCTAACATGCAAGTTAAGTTCTATAACTGCCATCCAGTAGGCGTTGGTGGTCTACAGTTTAACGTTGCAGACAGCGCAGACACTACCCCCACATTCGATATAACTTTCCGTTACGATACGTTTGAAATCGTAAGATTATAGTTGACATTAGAGGAAATCTCCTCTATAATAAGCTACATTTTTTATGGAGTCATTATGAAACCGCCTGTGAACATTGAAGACCTAATGGAAATGTGGTCTAACGACAGCACAATAGACAAGACTGAACCAAGCAAAGAGTTGGTACGTATACCTTCTCTACACGCAAAGTACTTGCGTATTATGACACATCATAATCTGGTGTGTAAGAAACTTACTGCTGACTATCATGGAAGGCGTAAGATCAAGTGGGAATACTATAACGGTGATCTAAACAACCCCGAAGACTTAGCAGCATATAATCTTGAACCTATGACTAAGAAGGTTCTACGCGCTGATATCTCTCATTACTTGGACTCAGACACCGAACTCAATAGTATTCTCTTAAAGAAGTCAGTACACGAAGAGATTGTGGAATTCTGCAAATCTGTACTGAAAGAACTAAATAATAGAACTTTCCAAGTGCGTTCTATTATTGATTGGGAAAAGTTTACCGGTGGACACTAATAAAGTAATTATAAGGAACAAAGACGAGGTATACGTACACGTTCAATGTTCAGATGGTATCTCTTATGAACTAAGAGAACATTTTACGTTCCATGTTCCAGGTTATCAATTCACACCTCAGTATCGTGCGAGGTTGTGGGATGGTAAGATTAGACTTTGGGACGTTAACAAAAGACAGATTTATCGTGGTTTGATGCCCGAGATTGCCAACTTCTGTATTCAGAGAGGGTATGATTGGGATTATGAGAATGAAGACTATGATGAAGAATTTTCATTAGCTGAAGCAAACGAATTTGTAGAACAGTTAAGGCCGAAACATGCTCCAAGAGATTATCAGTTGGATGCATTCGTTCATGCCATTCGTACAAGACGTAGTTTACTACTCAGCCCCACTGCAAGTGGTAAGTCTCTTATTATTTATCTTCTCGCTCGTTTTTTCGAACATCGAGGATTGAAGAAGGGGTTGATCATTGTGCCAACTATCTCTCTTGTAGAGCAGTTGACC